ATTCGAGAGGCCGTCGTGGACAGCCCTTTATAAGCACTTGTGGGATTTTGATGCGAATGCTCATATAATAGCGGTGCGCTTGCTTGTAACGCAATTAGCTTAACTAGTTGTAGAGGTAATGAAAATGGCTTATGGATATAGGCGCAGGTCGTATGGAAGAAGGTCGTATGGAAGGCGCTACTACAGGCGCAGAAGGTATTACTGAAATGAGGTTGATCGCATGGTTCCGTTCGGTTCTTTCGTCCGTGGAGCGGGATACGCTCTTGGTGGAGTATACTCACTCGGAAAAGCGCTTGAGAACTACGACTATTGGCATACTTATAGCCGCCGCACTGGTGTTCATGTCCGCTATCCTTTCCGGTCTGGCCAGTTTGACTACTTGAAGTATGCTTCTCAGTCGATGTTATTCACGAACAATGCGGTTAGAAGGTGGTAAAATGACTACTACGAATTTTGCACAGGCTTCTTATCAGGAAGTCATTGACCTGAATACTGAATCCGATACTGTCTCTGTTATCGGTCTGCACACTCCTTGTTCTCGTACCCCTGTTGATATGCTTCAGGGATTTTGGAACCAATTCAGAAAGGTGAGGTATGATGGATGCTCGTTTGCTCTCGTCCCTGCGGCTCGTCTCCCGGTTGACCCGCTCGGCGTCGGATATGACGCGGGGGAATCTCAGATTGACCCTCGCGATCTGCTCAATCCTATTCTCTTTCACGGTTGCCATGGCAATGATATGGGTGTGATTTTGAATACCCTTTATCACGGTCCTGCTACTCGTGATGCTTCCTCTGGATGGAACAATTCGTGGCTTAGGGTGAATGGTGGAAATTCTGATTCTACTGAGCAATCCCTTCTCAATGGTCAGGTTGAGATGATGGAAGCTTTGTACTACAAGGCGATGACGGATAACACTTGGAAGAAGGCCCATCCTATGGCTGGTCTGAAAAAGTCTGGTCTTAGGCCGATGGTTCACGATCTTGCGGTGAATATCCCGTTCGGTGTTGGGAAGCATGTTTCTCAGCAGTATTATGGTAATGATTACCCTGTCCAGTCCAGTGATTTCCAGCGTGGACCCAAACATGTTGATGGCGATTCTAGTGTCAAATATACTTCTGTTCAGTCGTCTGATGCTGGAGATTATGTCAATACCGATAAGGGTGGTCTTGTCTCCGGTAATCTTGAGTTCGGTGGGCTTCCTGATTGGGACCCCGGGTACAAGCAGCTTGAGACTACTCCGTATACGTATGTCCCTCAGCTTGGGTCTACTACTGATGGTATCCGGTTCATGACCAATAGACTTAGGTCTCTTGGATGGCTTGAGACTCAGTCTACTGTTGCTAGGTTCGCTGGATATCCTTCCGATACTGCTGCAAAGGGTACTGTTATCCCGGCCATGAATCAGATTCCCGATTTCCTGATTAATTCGGAGAATACGAATAATATGGTTCAGCAGAATACCATTCCGAAAATCTTCATGGGGATGATCATGCTTCCGCCTGCGTACAAGACTGAGCAGTATTACAGGCTCGTGATTAACCACCACTTCTCTTTCAAGGGATTCCGTGGAATTTCCATGATGAATCATACTAAGGAGGAAATGAACAATGCCTATGGATACGTCAACAATATGCGTAACGTCTCCTGAACCCGCCTGTGATGTCATTGGCGGAAAAGCACGGGTCATCTCGTGCGGTGTATACTAACCGCGCCTGTCCCGCGTTAGCGCTCAAACCCTTTCTAAATCCTTTACCCCCTAAAGGGGGTAAAAGAGGGGACCTCAATAGTTACGAAAAGAGGTCCCCTCCCCCCTCCCCCGCTTGTCAAAGCATCATGGGGTAGTCCATTGGGTCGTAAAGAACCCAACGATCTTCGGAGAGTTTGTCAAGCTTGGGCTTGGTGTTTGTTAGCACGATCACCTTGATGCCGTGTATGTTTACCGGGCGTGCTCCGTATCTCGGGTCCATGATTAGCCCGTCCTTGATCGCTTCGATAGCCGTGTATAGCTCGGTGCTCCATTTCCATGATCTCGGAATGTCGATGACTATGAGGGGGCGCGGGGGATAACCGCTATCGCGGTCTTGTAGGACTAGGCTCGCTACGGTTTGAATCATGCTTTGTATGCTCGTCATGTACGGCGGTATGTAGTAAGCCTGCCCTGTCTCGAATAGGTGCCCGCAAAGCCACGATTTGCCCATGTTGCCTTGTTCGTCGTACCAAACCACTATCTCGCGGTCGTTCGTCCGTTGTAGGGCTTGCACGGCCCCTTCTTGGTTCCATCTCATTTTCCCGAACCGCTGTTGTCTCGCTCCCATCGTATCCCATGATGCCCAATACCTGCCTTCCTTGGTCTCGTAGGTGTACTTGTCGGAACATTCCTCGGTCCAGATCGAGATTGGTCCTAGCCATGAGAATACTGCCCTTAGGTATGCTGTCCAGTCGTTGACCACTTCTACCCGGATATTGCATCTGACCTGCCAGTGTCCGTATCCTCCTTTGCCTTCCTCCAGCCCGATGACCCATTTGTGGATATCGAGATCGCGGAAGATTTTGAACCAACGGATTAGCTCGGCGTTGGTATGCGTCCTTTGCATTGTTGTCATTATGTCCACTGATACCACTTCCGTAAACAAATGCAT